TGATGACTACTTGCTATTAATGGGAGACCCTGCTATAATAGCACTTGCTGGCGCAATTGTCAGTGATATTAATAATAGAAAGTTCAAAGTTCTAAAGTGGGACCGCGATGAAAAAAGATACTACGATATAGAAATAGATTTGAGAGGATAATATGAATGACTTATTAGACCAAATGAAAAATGATTCCAAAGGTATGGGTCATAACAGTATGGGTAAAATTGGTGCAGTAGCAAATGATGTAGCTGACACTGATAAAGAAATAACAGATTTAGAAGATAAATTAAAAGTTAAAAAAGATTACAAAAAACATTTATCAGAAAATGTATTACCTAATCTCTTTGCAGAGGTTGGATTATCAGAATTAAAACTTGCAGACGGCAGGCACTTAAAAGTTGGAAACTATTACGGTGCTTCTATCAAAGATGCTAAAAAAGAAGCAGCATTTGCATGGTTAAGGAACAAAGGACATGGGGATTTAATCAAGAACCAAGTCTCTTGTAGCTTTGGACGGGATGAAGATGAGAAAGCTAGAGGATTGATTGACACTCTTAATAAAGAGGGTTATCCATCTTCGCAACGCGAGTGGGTCGAACCCTCCACCCTTCGCGCATTTATACGAGAGCAACATGAAGCAGGTAAAGAGTTACCTATGGATTTGTTAGGAGCTTTCGTCGGACAAAAAACAACGATTAAAAACTAAAGGAGAAAAGCCCTATGGCACAGACTAAAGCAGTTGCAAAAGCAGCGAAGTTAGATCTAGCAGTTCTTGCTGGTGACTCAAAAGATGCAAGCGGATTTGGAAATCTTGACATGTCAAGAGATGTAATGATCCCTTACATCAACATACTACAAACAACTAGCCCTCAACTTAACCCGTCTAAAGCGGAATACGTTGAAGGAGCAAAAGTAGGACAGTTTTATAATACTGTTTCACAAGAAGTCAGCACTTCACTAAACGTGATACCTGTACTTTATCAACTAAAATACGTGGAATGGAAACCACGTGAAACTGGTGGCGGACTAGTGGAAATGCATGATGCCGACAGTGGTATCTTGGGTAAAACTAAACGCGATCAAATGACATTTAAAGATGTCTTACCAAGTGGTAACTATATTGCTACAACAGCTTACCATTATGTAATGGTACAAGGAACTGATGGAAATTGGTCCCAGGCTGTAATTAGCATGACATCTACTCAGTTAAAAAAGAGTAGACGTTGGAACAGCTTAATGCTTACGCAGAAAGTTGAAGGTCCATCGGGAAGTTTTACTCCACCAACTTATGCAATTGTTTACAAACTATCTACTGTTAGTGAGTCAAACGATCGTGGTAGCTGGTTTGGGTATCAAGTTGAGAAAGCAAACATGGTAGAAGATGCATCACTTTATAATGAAGCAAAATCATTTTCAACCGCAGCATCAAGAGGAGATGTCGAAGCTAAACCTGTAATAGAAGGAGAACCTGCAAAAGTAGCGCCTCAATCTAACAACACAGAAAGCGAAGACGTACCCTTTTAAGGGACGTCTTCTTAATAACCTGGAGGTTTAGTGGAAGAATTCAAATCTATATTTGAAGGTTTAGACGTAGCTTATGGTCAGCATCAATCCGAAGGGAAGCGTGCTGACGGTAAGCAGGAAGGTAAATCTTACATTGTTAAAAAACTTGTTACGGATCAGTTATGGTCTCAGCATTTGGCTGGTGAGGGCCCTTCTTTGGGCATTATTCCTATCATGGCTGATAATACATCCCGCTGGGGTTGTATCGATATTGATACTTATCCTATTGATTATCGTAAAATAATAAATTCAATTAGAACTTTACAATTACCTTTGGTGCCATGTCGCTCCAAAAGTGGTGGACTACATATTTTCTTGTTTCTTAAAAAACCAATCGCCGCAAAATTAATAAGAGCGAAGCTACGAGAGGCTGCATCAGCGTTAGGATACGCGGACGTAGAAGTATTCCCGAAACAATCGACAATATTAATTGAAAAAGGAGATTTAGGAAACTTTTTAAATCTTCCATATTATAATGCCAAAAATTCAACTAGGTATGCCTACAAGGATGATGGAACAGCAGCGTCATTGCTAGAGTTCATAGACTTATACAATAAATATTCTTTAGAGAATATCGACAAAGTTGCAATCAAGGTATCTGATGAAGTCATACCCGATGGTCCTCCATGTCTTCAACAATTATGTACACAAGGATTTCCAGAGGGGACACGCAACAATGGATTATTTAACATTGCAGTATTTTTACGTAAATTAGATGCAGACAATTGGAAAACATTATTAGAAAAACATAATCAACAGTACATGAATCCTCCGTTAGCTGCATCAGAAGTAGTTATTGTACAAAATCAATTAGAGAAAAAAGATTATAGTTATAGATGTAAAGAACCACCTATTAATTCTTACTGTAATGCACAAGTATGTAGAACACGTAAGCATGGCATAGGAGGTAGTGCATCATTAGAGTTTAGCGCGTTAACTAAATTAGAGACAGATCCACCTGTGTGGATTTTAAATGTAGGTGACGCACGTATGGAATTACAAACAGATGAGTTGCAGATACAAACAAAGTTTCAAAAGAAATGTATGAATACTTTGAACACAATGCCTCCTCTTGTAAAACAGTCAGTATGGCAGGAATCAATTGAAAGGTTATTTACTAATCTTATAAAGATACCTGTTTCTGATGATGGGTCTGTGGCCGGTCAATTTGAAGCTTTCCTCCAGGAGTTTTGCACCGACCGTGCCCAGGCACAGAATAGAGATGAATTATTATTACGTAAACCCTGGACGGAAGATGGTATTACATGGTTTAGATTAAAAGATTTATTAGATTATTTAACTAGAAATAAATTTACGCACTACAACACAGGACAGCTTGTACAAGCATTGCGCAGGCTTAATGGTAAAAGTGATAAGTTTAATTTAAAAGGTAGAACTGTGCGTGTGTGGGGTGTGCCGGCATACCAGCAACAAGATTCAGCGTTTGACATAAAGGAGGTTGATGGTGCGCCTTTCTAAATTAAAAAAGGGAATGCAGAGTGAACAAATAGCCGTATTACATTTAATAGAAAAAGGTTATTTTGTTTTTAAAAATTTATATGGAGTTGGACCTGCTGACCTCATAGCAATAAATGAAAAAGGAGCAGTAGAAATATTTGATGTAAAAACTGAAAGCTATCGTAAAACCTGGAAACCAGGAACACGTATATGTAGACGGTTAACTCAAGAACAAAAAAAATTAAAGATGAAATTTATATTCGTAGATAAGGATGGCACATGCAAAATAAAACTAAGATAATACTAGGACCTCCTGGTACAGGGAAGACACACAACTTATTAAATTTAGTTGAGCAAGAATTAGCTAAAGGTACACCACCTGATCGTATTGCATTTGTAGCTTTTACAAAAAAAGCTGCTAGTGAAGCAAGGGACCGGGCAATGAAAAAATTTAATTTGGAAGAGCAACATCTTCCATACTTTAGAACTTTACACTCGTTTGCTTTTAATCAATTAGGTTTAACAAAATCAGAAGTAATGTCGCGTGACAATTACAAAGAGTTTGGACACACATTTGGTATGGATTTAGGGTCTGTATCTGATGGTGTTGATGCCGGTGGAGTATTTACAGTTGATAACCAGCTACTGTCAGAGGTTAATTTATCACGCATGAAATGCATGAATCTAGAACAACATTATAATGATTCTAATTTAGATGTATCATGGCATGCGTTGTTAAGAGCACAGCGTTCTATAGAAGAATTTAAAAAGAAAAAAGAAATATTAGATTTTACTGACATGATAGAAATGTACGTTGAATCTGGAACAGTTCCAAAATTAGATGTAGTTTTTATAGATGAAGCACAAGATTTATGTGCGCTACAATGGCGTATGGTGCATAAAATTTGTGATAAAGCATTACAAGTGTACGTCAGTGGTGATGATGATCAAGCTATTTATCGTTGGGCAGGCGCAGATGTTGAACATTTGATAGGATTAGCTGGTGAAAGAAAAGTATTACAACAGTCTTATAGATGTTCTAGGCTCATACAAAATTGTTCTCAAGGAATTATAGGACGTGTAAGAAACCGTATTACTAAGTCGTGGAAAGGTACAGAGAATGATGGTTTAGTACAATATCACTCATATCCAGACAGTGTAGATGTAGGTGATGAAAACTGGCTTATTATGGCAAGGACTAATTATTTACTTGATGAGATTGAACGTGACATACGATTACAGGGATTACTTTATAAAAGAAATAATCGCTTACCTATATCGCAAAAGTTATTAAATGCTACAAGTGCTTGGAAGAAATTAAACGAAGGTGGGCAAGTAGAATTAACAGAAGTTAAAGATATATATTCTTATATGTCTTCAGAAATAGGAATAGAGCGTGGCCATAAGAATCTTAGAACAGCTAACAGAGAGAACTATGAGCTTAATGATTTAATTACGGACCACGGACTTCTTGTAGGAGGTAGACCCTGGGATGTGGCTTTTGATAAAGTAGGCACGCGTGATAAAGAATTCTTAAGGTCTATTGAAACGAGGAACAGGGATTTTACAAAGACTGATCCTAAAATTCATTTAAGTACCATACATGGTGCTAAAGGAGGAGAAGCAGATAAAGTTATGTTGCTGACAGACTTGTCAAGAAAGTCACAGGAAGCAATGGAGAAAGATTCAGACGATGAATGCCGTGTATTTTATGTAGCAGCTACACGTGCTCGTAATGAGCTACACATAGTACAACCACAGAGAGATGGAGGATTTATAATATGACATTTAGTACGGGATTAGCCCTAAAAACAAAATCAATAGTAAAAGAAAATATATTACAACAAGCTAAAGAATTAGTTAGTAATGATAGAGAAAGCACCCATGGTGATGCTAGACAAAATCATGAACAGATTGCAGAATTTTGGAATATATTTCTTGATAATAAATTAAAACCAATGGCTGCAATTACATGTGATGATGTAGCTGTAATGATGGCTTTACTAAAAATATCAAGATCAACACAAGGTAAATTCAATGTAGATGATTATATTGATGCCGCCGCTTACATGGCAATAGCAGGAGATTTAAAACATGACAGTTAACTCAGATTGGATAGCACCCACGGAGTTTCCGGATCTAAGTGATCGGGAGAAAATAGCAATTGATTTAGAAACATGCGACCCAGGATTAATTAAAGATGGTCCTGGGTGGCCTAAAAAGATAGGTGCTGTTATTGGTATAGCAGTAGCTGCTAATGGATTTAAAGCTTACTACCCTATTGCGCACGAAGGTGGTGGTAACATGGATAGTAAAAAAGTAATTAAGTATATAAAATCTTTGTGTGAAGATGAAAAATTAGAAAAAGTATTTCACAATGCACAATACGATATAGGTTGGCTTAGTGTGTTAGGCATAGAAGTTAAAGGCCGCATTCATGACACAATGGTAGCGATGGCACTTATAGATGAAAATAGATATTCGTATACACTAAATAGTATATCGTTTGATTATCTTGGTGAGTTTAAGAGTGAAGCTAAACTTAAAGAAGCAGCTGCTGCATTTGGTGTAGATCCTAAGGCTGAAATGTACAAATTACCTGCTACATTTGTAGGAGAGTATGCTGAGGAAGACGCAAGGCTAACGTTAAAGTTGTATGAGAAATTAGCATGGGAGATTAAGAAGGATAATCTTGACACTATATACGATATAGAATGTAAATTAATCCGTGTAATATTTAACATGACAAGGAAAGGTGTAAGATTTGATGCTGACAAAGTTGTTGTTTTAAATGATAAATTTAAGAAAAAAGAAAAGAAACTTTTAAAAAGAATAAAAGATTTAACTAGCCAGGACGTAGAGATATGGGCCGCAGCTTCTATAGCTAAAGCATTTGATTCTATGAACTTACCTTATGATAGGACATCTAAAAGTAACGCACCATCATTTACAAAGATGTTTTTAACAGACCATCCACATGAATTACCACGTCTTATTGTACAAGCACGTGAGTTAAATAAATTACGTGGAACTTTTTTACAGGGTTTATTAAAGCATAATACAAATGGTAGAATTCATGCACACATTAACCAGATTAGATCTGATACAGGAGGCACTGTATCTGGCAGGTTTAGTTATAATCATCCAAATTTACAGCAGATACCAAGCCGTGGACAGTTTGCACAAGAGATTAGAAAACTGTTTATACCGGAAGTTGGTGAGTACTGGCTTAAAGCAGATTACTCGCAACAAGAGCCCAGGTTATTAACTCATTGGGCGTGTCTTGTAG